AGGTCGGCATCCCTGTCAGCGTGGATACGCTGGAATACCGCCTGCCCCATCAGGGTTTCGCCTTCGTTTGGTGTAAATCCGGCCATGACTTACGCCTCAAGCTTGTTTAATTCGGACATACCCGGCCCGCCAGCAGCGGAGAGCCGGGTATTCCAAAATCAAGACACGCCTATCAGGACGACGCTTCCGGTACTTCAAGCCATGAAAAGCCCAGAAGGACTTTGGGGGTGGAACCACTGGCAGCCGTGGCTTGCAAGGACACACCTGTACCCGGAGGAATCACGATCTCTCCATCCACATAGTCATCGAAGCGCCAGGGAGTCAGCACCGTGGAGGCTAGTATGGGTGGAAGGTTCGCGAAGAGCCTGAAGGTCGAACCACTCGCCGGAACCGTGGCGGTCGTGAGGGCTTTGCCGGAAGGATTCGATCCGTTCAGACGGCCATTCACAGCCACCATGGCGGTGCCGGTTATCGCGGCTTGAGTCGGGTCGATATGTCCGATCCAACTCATGAACCCGATGCCCAGCGTACCGGACAGATAGGCCAGGAACCCACCAACCACAACCAAATCCTTGCCGGAACCGGAAGGGTTGGCCAGTGCAGCCGCAGCGGTGGTGCCGATGGCGGTGCCAGGGGCGACACCCGCTACTGCCGTGTGCGCATGGAACAGGCGGCCTTTCCGGGCATGTTCGTAATACTTGCCCGAAATGTTGGTGAGCAAATCACCCTGAGGACCGAGCCTGGTCTGTCCCTCGGCTCCATCGGCAAGCGTCTGCTCTCCGACCAGCCCCGTCCATTTGAAATCGAATTGGCTAAAACTCATAACGATCTCCTAGGGAACGAGGCACTCGAAGGCCAAGTTGATTGAGCCACCGGAGGTGGTCGGGAAGGCGGCGGTAGCGTCGTTGGTGATCCGGATTTCTTCGACCGCCGTGTTGGGGCCGTAGGCATCCCAGGCTGTTTCCAGCATGTACCAAACCCAACTCGCGAGATTGGTCTGCACGGCAAGCGCACGATATTTCGCCGTGGTGCCCACGATGCCGATGCTGAATTTGGCCGAACCCAAGGATTCGCTGACAAGGATGCCGACTTGGAAAGGAATCACGCCGATGGGCAGCGATACCATTGCCGCATCCTCGGACTTCGCCATGATTCCGGTGCCGAATGCGAGTTCTCCGTGAAAGATCGGGCGGTCGTCTGAGCCCGTTTTGTACCGTCCAGCCCCCAGGTGAGTCCCGGCGGCAATGGCTGTAATCTGAACGCTTGAATATGTTGCAGCGGCCATGATCGTCGCTCCTGGTTAGAGGGTGGGGGTGGGATCGCAAGCGATTTGGATCACCAGTGAATCGTCACGGCGCACGGCGCCGATCATCTTCGATGCGTACACCGAAGTATCGAAGGAGTGATCCTTGTCCTCGTTCACCCGCGTGAACAAATCCTCCGCCGTGTCGCAGCGAACGGCGCGGTCGATCCACACGTTCACGAGTTCATCGCTGTTGGAGTCGAGAGCTACGAGAGAATCCTCGTAGATGTGGAAGCGGTACTGATGCCAGACAACTTGCGTCGGGTTGGCTTCCAGGGGGCGTTGGGAGTTGTAGAACCATGAGGCGAACCGCACATCGGACAGCAGTGCCTCGAATTGGTTCCATCCCAGGCCCACTTCGACAAATCCTTCGATGTTGCCGTTGGCGCCACCCATGATTCTGCGGGCTTTTTGCAGTTTGTACGTGGTGAGCGCGACATCGCCCGATCCTGCATCCGGATCGAAGTCATGATCGCTCACGATCACCTTGCTGCCTGCTGGCAGTGCGGATGATCCAGTCCCGGTTTGCCCGGTCGTTGCCGATCCGTTCATCGCCGAGATGATTACGCTGTCCTCCACTCGATTGAGGGATGCGACAAAATTCGTCACAAAATCCCCGGCGAGATCGGTCAGGATGGAGCGGGCATCATCGAACCGGTCGATCCAGTCCGAAAGTTCCCACATTTCCTGAACCGTCCAGCGATTCGAGATGGTCTGAGAGGTTTGGGGAGTCGGCGAATGGCGCTGGACACGTTGCACCGCAGCGATCTTCGCGAGATTCGTGTAACGCTTCTGAGTCGAATGCACATTCCCGCGCGAGCAATACGGCCCGAGGACCGATGCTCTTTGTTGCGCGAGCAGCATAATCGACTGGAAGAATTCTTGCTGTAGGGTTTCGTTTCCTGTGACGGGCATGGTAGGCCCTCCGCTGAAAGCGTGGTTGGAAATAACCAGTTTTCAAGGGAGTTGTCTACCCGTCAGGTTGGATTCGCCGGTTTTTAGGCCGTGGCGGGTTGTCCAGGGAGGCTAGATTCCCAAGCGTCCAATTACACCGATCCGCGAATGCGGGTTGTCGGAGCGATGGCGCTTTTGGTTCATCAGTTCCTACGATTTCAGAACAATCCGGAGTTGTCAACCCCGTCGGCGGATTTTTCTGCCGGTTTTTCAGACACCCCTTCTTTTTCAGGGGGTAGGGTTGCCTGATTTTCGGGCGATTCCGTCGATTTTTCCGCGGGATTCCCGTTTTTCTTCGGCTTCCCCGCTTTCTTCGGCTTTTCGGGGACGGCCTGTTCAAAATTCCCGCTGTGATGCACGGCGGTCGAATACATCCCATCCCCTGGGGCTTCAGATCGGTCGAGTTTGCATCCATTTGGGCACATCGGATGCTTTTCCTTCGCTTTGAATACCTCGGAACATGACTGGCATTGAAATTTTGGCATGATTATATCCTCGTTCTGGCGACGCCTTGTGCTTCGGTGGCATCGGATCCCGACGTGCCTTCGGAATTGGTGGCGGTCACCGTGGCGAACACAGCTCGCCATGAGAGTTTGTTTCGGAAAACGCGTCGCGTTCTGGTTGCTAAAACTATAGCCTTGGCGCGAAACGCAGAGGAGGAATCCACCCCCGTGCCATCGTCAATGAACACATTGTATGTGAGCACCACGGGGTCAGCAGTAAGCGCCGCCCAATCAACGACAACATCGCCAGGGTTGTGCCCGGGCCTTACGGACACGCTGAGAACTGTTCCTGGATCTGCCATGTTAATCCTCCTCGTTCCAAGGGTTTTCCATCGGGCGAGCGCCCAGGCCCCAAAGCACCTGATCGTCCGTGAGGGTTTCGGTTTGCGTTTCCATCAATTTTTGATGCACCGGTTCCGATACCAGAGTGACGTCCGGGTTTCTCAGCATGGTTATCAGTGAGCACATTTCGGCTTTATCCTGCCCGAAGGCTTCCAATTGCCGTATCTTCACCCGATTCGCCCGGGTTTCATAAAGAGCGGGATCTTCGGCCATTGAAGCGATGCCGCTGGCCTTGTCGTTCTCGCAATCGCCTTTTCCGAACGCTTTGCGGCAATTTACCGGGCGCACGGGATAAATTGAGCAACTACCCGCGCCGTTTCGGGCTTTCAAATCATAGAACACGCATTTGAATCCGCGCTGATACCAGGCGGCGATCATTTCTTCCGGTGTTTCAAAGTACGTCTTTCCTTCCTTGTCCGCAATGAACTCGCGCATGGATTCGGCTCGCATTTTCACGAGTTCCAACTGACCCCGCCAATCGTCCACGTTCGCTTTGAGCCAGGACATGATCCCCAGCGCCTCATATGGCGTGATTGTCACCATGAGATCGCAACATCTGTGCCCGTGGGTGCATTCCCGGCATTGCTTCTCGTTGTACACGGCGTCCAGGGCCAGGTTTTCAGAGATTATCCGGCCATACCGCTGTAGCTGACGCGCCAGGTTGTCGGCCCCCACCATGGGGGAGTGTTGGGGTTGGGCGTTCATCCGGCAGTCGCAGTAGTATTACGCGCATTGACTTCCATCGCGGCGAGTTTATTGTTCATTTCCCGCAATTTCGCCTTCGCCTCCATCACGCCGGGTTTGGTATCGTCCTGAGAGAGTACCAGGATTTTATTTTCCTCCATGAACTTGTGGACCTCAGTCTTCATGGTCTGAAGTGTCTCCGCCCCGCCCTGGGCCGGTCCTGTTCCGGCATGCAGTGTTCCTTCTTTCATTTGCCGCCCCACGCTGTAGAGGAGTTTTCGCATTTGGGGATTTTGGTCTATTCCCGTCGCTTCGAGCATAGACCTCATTTCATCGGAAAAGAAATGTTCCGCTCCCCGTTTTATCAATTCCGTGTTGGAATCGAATTCATTGCCCCATTCGGTCCGTAATTCCTTTTCCGTCTCGGCTTTGCGGCTGTCCATCCTGGTTTTTCTTTCATCGGACAAGCGAACATCGCTGGAATCCATGTCGCCGAACATGGCTTCGGCCTGTTTCGTGGATAACCCGTGCTTGTGCGCGAGGGCGCGGAAGGCTGGGGCGCTCGCCTTGTCGGGCAGGGTGTATCCGTCCGGGCTGTCGGGGGCGGCGTGTCCCAGCTTGGAAAGCACGGCCCGCCGGCCAGCGTCGTCTCCAGGGGCGTCCATGTCGGCCATGGAACGGCCACTGAATGATTTGTTGAGGCTCAGGAATGAATTCGCCAGTTTCGCGCCGCCATCCGGGCCGCCGAAGTTTTTGAGAGCGCCTTCGCCCCGAATTTCCGCTGGGAGGCTTCCCAGGAAATCAGCACCGCCGGCATCCCCGCCACCACCACCAGGATCATCACTCATCGATTGTCTCCAATTTGAATTGCTTTATATCCCAAACCTGATTCGCCACAAAAACCCATAGAATCGCGGGCGAGTAGGCATCTTTCAATTTTGCGGCCAGTAACCGGTGATGTGCCGGCATCCGGATGGAAGCAAATCGAATCATCCTCAATTCCGACACTGCCACTGGCACCTATAGCAGAATATCTACAATTAATGCAGTAAACGCCTATCGATCTTTGTCTCCAATTTAAATCCATTTCTTCCGCTGTTTCAGTGGCCGTTCTTGCCCCCGGAAGTCCGCCCGTCGCACCTGTTTTTTCAGTCATCAAGCACCTCCATATCTGCAATTTGTTGAAGTGTAGGCGGGGTGAGTCTCAACATTTTGTCGATGTGCAACACCATCGCCTGCGCGCCCGCCGTCTCGTGCAATAGTTCCGAGGGGAGGTTCAAACTTTCGTGCATCAAACCGGCTTTTTGGTGCAGGTCCGCCAGCACTGTCCTTCCAGCATCGGAATCGAACACCTTCCGGTAAAGTCCAGGCAGCGATCCACGCTTGATACGGACCTTGACCTGATCCAGAAAATCCCCGCCTCGGGCAATCCATTCGGTCATTCTGTCACCGCGATATGATCATCCGGGTTGATCCAAATTTTCGCGCCCACATGTCGGCCCACCAGCACCCGAGAGCATTTTACGACCTCACCGTACCAATCCCAGCGTTTGAGTTCAGGCCTATACTTACGTCCTTTCAATTCCACCATCAGACTCACAGGGCGATTCACCTTCGCCCCCCTGGTATAATCAATGTCCAACAGCAACCCGGGGTGGGCGTCGGTGAACTCATCCATGCGCATCTGGCGGATCATGCCCCACTACCTCCCTGCATGAGTTGCAACGCCTTTGCGTTGTCCTTGGCGGCGCCGGAGGCTGCCACCATCTGTTCCGTCGCAGCCTCCTGCGCGGCTACATCAGCGCGGGCTTTCTGCATGGCCGCGATTTCTTCCGGGGAATTGAGCACCTCCTGGGGAACGTGACGGGATCGTCCCAGCACTTGGCCGGCGCGCCCAACGTTTATGATATCCAGCGCCCGGGGATCCACCTGGGCCAAAGGAATAATATCGCCGATCAACTGCAACACGGAGCTTCCCTCGGACGCCCGCTGCGCCACGGCCAGGGGGGATACGTATTCTGCATGAATCGGTGCACCGCGCAATTGGGGAGGGGGCGGGGAGATTTTCTGATTTCGAATCAATATCGCGGCTGTCCTCGAAACCAGCCTGAACAGAAACTCCGCCCGCAACCGTTCCAGCGCGGGGCCTGCGAATCTGAACTGGTCAGCCTGGCGCCCAGCAAATTCCGTGGCGCTCATGTGAACCACGGAGCCGCTTTCGCTGATCTTCTCGACCATTCGGAACGCATCGAGGTAAAACAGGGCTTTGACGGCGCGCACCTTGTCGCCCATATACTCCACGGCATCGCCGGAATTACCCGTCGGCCCAAGGCGGTCAACGTTCCAGATTCCTTTCGCGTTCTGCCTCCCGTACACCATCCCACCGGGCACCTGATTGATTCGGGGCGAAACCCCCGTCTCATCCTCCACCAGCCATTGCGGATCAACATTCATGGAGACGTGCTTGGCGATATCGGTGTCGATGCGCTGGAGCATTTTCACGTCCTGGAGCGCATCTTCTCCCGGGCCACGTCCGTAGAACTCATTGGGATTCACGCTCCAGCGAGGGAACATCCAGGGGAACTCCCAATACCCACGGGGTTCGCCCAGCAGGTCACCGGTTTCTTTCAGAACATAACCTTCGATAATCGGCTTTCCTACGGGATCGAAAGGGTCCGTGTCCATTCTCGGACGCACGGCATGAACACAGGTAAAGCGGCGCGCGGGCTCGGTGTCCAAAAAGGATTTTACGGTATCGGGCAGGGTGTCGGCTCCAAACTGCCTCGCCAGCCCCCAGGCGGTATTCTGGTACTCCCTGAACAGGGCAACCACCTTATTATTGTCGTCGGTCCAGATCGCGCAGTTCCCCAGGAACTCGGGACGATAAAAAGGCCATCCACTCCGTGATTCTCCCACGAACAACGGGCCGTTTCCGAACACCAGTAATTGCTTGTAGGTCGGGTCCTTGGCTATGCCCCATCCCGTTCCTGGAGAGTTGAACACCGTATACATCAGCCTTTTCAACTCATCCAGCCACCGCCTCACAGCGGGATCGCTCTCGATCCGCGGATCGGGGATGCGTAAATCAAACCAACTCGTTCCATCGCCGGTCAGGAAACCGTTCACACGGGTTGCGGCCTCCCGGGCGGCCAGCAGGCCGGTGGAGTTCACAATCTTCAACCCACGCCGCTGCCCGGGATTATTCCGCTGGGTGAAATCCGCCATTGATGGCAGTTCGTAATCCGCCAATTCCTGCCACAGATTTTCCCAATTTCCGGTATTGCGAACCGAACGGGCGTATGCGTTATCGGCAATAATTTGTTCTTGGAAAGTTGGCATTGAATTACACCGGTTGTTTAGGGGCGGGCTTCCGTTGTCTCCTGACGCCGACGATCTCTACTGAGACGCGCTTCGGCCAAACCTGCCTCGATGTCGCCGAGCAGGGAATCGTCCTCGTACCAATCAAATTTCTTGGAGAAATCTTCGAAATCGGTCAGAAGCGTTTCCAGATCGGACAGCGCGCCCCCCCGGGGATCGAACACCTGGATATCAATGTCCTC